GCTCGAGACAGTCACATCAGCACCGTCAACAACACCACCCATAGTCGGGGCAGCATAGTTGTCGACCTGCCAAGAGAACTGCATATTGCCGATGTCCTTGCCCTTCGGGGCCATGGACACGAACGGAGTCGACTTAGCGTCGACGATGGCGATGTAGTCAGCGAGGTCTTCGCGGACGGCGGAAGTGGAAGCGAGCGGCGTCGTTCCAGCTTGGTTTTCTTGTAGCAGTGGCATAAATCAGAGCATCCTCTTCAATACTTGAGCCAATTCAGAAGTACCTCCGGATTTTCTAAACTGAGACTTTGCGGCCTGTAGGTTAGCTTTGGCTGCATCCTTTTTAATAGGGGCAGCGGTAGGCTTACCGGGCTGGCTTGGTGCTTTTGCAGTAACACGAGGCAACTGGGGTTTCCCCTTTGATGCTTCGCGCTCCATGCGCACTCTGCGTCCTTCAATGAAATCACCGATCAACACCTGGTACTCGGGCAAAGCCTGGATCTGCGGCAACTGCCGCATAACCTGCTGTGCTGCCGTATACTCGGCACTAGAACGGTCCTTCCACCAAGGGTAGAGTGTTTCGGCAACAGGCTTGATCTGTTGGTAGGACTGCAAGAACCGAGCGCGGTTGGGGATGTGCATATCAATGGCGTCTTCTACACGCCGACGGATCTGCTTCACCTCATCCGAGCTGTACTCCTTACCTTCCACTTCACACCCATCAATGTTGTCCTCGCACCAGCGCTTGAGATTGCGGGCTTTGGTCCACTCATCATTGAGTTTCGTAACATCCCACACATCAGCAAACGGATCGGCTTGATTGGCAACAGCAACAGGCCGTTCAGCCTGGCCTTGCTCCAGCTTGGCCTTCACGTCGTTCAGCTCCCGTTCTAGCGTCTCAGCTTTCTCCAGCGCCTCTTTCTTTTGGCGCGTGAGTTTGTCGATACGCTTACGGACTCCGACCGACTCGTCTTCGTCTTGAGAATCTGAAAGAACTTCCTCAGGCGACTCGGCCTGTGGTTCCGTTTGTTCAGCGGTCGGCTCCGCTTCCTCGGCCTGAGACTCCGCATCCGCGGACTCGGGCTCTGTATTTTCTTCGATTTGCTGCTTTGGCGTTTCTTCCTCCCCACTGAATCGTGTCTTCAGTAGCTTTGCCAGCGCCCCCTCATCGAAGTTGATTGGGTTCGGCAATTGGGAACGTACCGTGTTTTCTCCAGGTGTCGCTTCCTGCTGAGTATTGGCGATGTCCATGCGATTTAGGCCCTGCAAGACGGGCATTTGAAACCATGGTTGTTAAGGCCAACCAAGAAGCCATTGGTGAAAGTGAGAGCCTATGATTAACCGGAAGTCAATCTATTCTCACCCCTTAGTAGTTTGATAGAACCACTGAGATCTTTAAGAGCAGCAGCTCTGCCGCAGTTGTAGGCCCGATCCTCTGCTGTGAGGTTAGGCATAATGCCGGCCAGCACATCGGATTCCTCCTGATCTGCTATGATTTGCAGAAAAGCCAATAGCACAGGGTGGTCGTTGGCCACCATCAGCGCCTCTTTGAGTTGTTCTTCGTTCATGCTTGTACGCCAAGGCGTCCGGTGACTGCGTTTTGCTGCTGTTGCACGCTGAACTGCAGATTCTCAAGGTATTTCTGCAGGTTTGCCTGGAATAACTGGTCCTGCTGAAGCTGTTGCTGGTACTTCGGATTGCTCTGCAGCACCTGTTGTGTGAATTGCAGACGCATCGCTGCCGTAGGGTCGTTCTCGCGCAATTGCGGAGGGTTTCCGAGGCTCATCAGCGCCACCTCGTCATTGGTCTCGTTGAACATCTTCTGTGCGGCAGGCCCCTGCTGCATCACCAGTTCGCTGGCCAGGTTGGGATCAATGGCCCGGAGAGCCACCGAGATCAACTTGGCCCGGTCGATGACGCCGGCAGTGTCGAGGGGCAGGACGAGGGTGCTGATGGCCTTGAGTTTCTCGGTCACCAGGTCGGTGCTCAACTCCCGGACGTCAAACTTCAGCATCACATCGAAGTCCTGCACGTTCTCGGGCAGTACCGTAGGCGACGCCGTCACTCGTTGGATCTCCTGGGGCCCCATGTACTGCACGGTCAGCGTCAGCACCTGGCGGAAAGCCTCGGTCCAGCCGTGCAGCCAGTTGTTGATCAACCTCTGCTGGCGCATCTGGGTGATCGCAGGGGGCACCTTCTCGGTCGGGCGCCCAAAGTAGCGGTCAGTCTGTGCTTCGACCGCTGCAATGAGCTGGAAGGCCACACCAGGCTCGCGGGCGGGCGGTTGCATGAATCCAATCTCACCGCGGCGCAGCACCGGAATCTGGATTGCCGGACCGATCTTCAGGTTTCCGCCTCGAGTCTTCGGGACCTCAATGGGCGGGAGCGTCGCAAGGCTTGTATAATCGAACACCGAGTCGCGCTGGGCCTTCACTTCCTCCTGCCAGGTCATGCAGACCTCGGGCACACCGCGGCTTTCGGTGATCTGACGGTGGATCAGCTCACTGCGCCACACCACAAACGGGTACTGCCCATGCGCATAGTCCAGAGCCTCGAAGTAGCCCCACTTGTCGCCCACCTGGGGGCTGAACACCGTGTAAAACACTCCCGGAACACCGTCTTCATCAATGGCCTTCTGGTAGGCATAGACCACTTCAATGAGGTTTTCCCGGTCCAGAATCGAGTTATTGGCCAGGCCGCTGGCATACGAGTAGTCCGAGTAGTTGGAGAAGCGGCCCATCGTGTTGATGGCCTCCTGCGCCCACTCGGCATCCCACTCTTCAGTCTCGACCTTGTTCAGCAACTGCGCCTCGGTCATGTAGAACCGACGGAAAACTACCCGGGCACTCTGGATGTCGGTGGTCTCGGGCGGGAATGCCAGCTCATCCCAGGGTGCCAGGGCAGCTACCATGGGCTTGTTGGTCACCATCGTGGGAACCGGGAACTCGCACTCGCCCTCGTCACGCAATTCACGCACAGCCTTCAGTGCCCGGCGCTTCTTAAGGTTCGGGAAGGCAGCCATCATCAGCTCCGCGGACTGATCGTCGGCCTCGGGATTGGCAATGAGGTTTGGGAAGTCAGCCAGGATGGAACCCTCGGGCGACTGGGCAGCCAGTGCCATCACCTGGTCCATCGTCAAATACTGCTCTTTCTGACCCAGCTCCTGCTGCCAGGTGACGTGGACGCCGGCCCAGCCGTAGGTCCACAGGTACTGCGAGAGTAACTCAACCTCCCGGGTCAAATCGTTGTACATCCGGGCGTTCACAGTCCAATCCATCAGGTTGTGCGCGGTGACAGCCTGATCAAGCTGGTTGATGTTGGTAGGACTAACCCGGAGCATTGAGCGCCAGAAGGCAGTCGAGCACAGATCCACCATTCCGTTCACAACCTCGTCAGCCAGCGGGATCCGAGTGTCACTGGCGCCGTCCCAGGGGAACGCAGGCTTAGACCTTCCGCTATCGTTCCATTTCTTCCCATCATCGGTCTGCCCTGGCCACTGACAGAACCGAGTGTTCTGAACCCGCTCAGTGCGCGATATCTGACCGTAATCCGTAGCGCTCCGACGCAACTCCTCGGTGAGCGCTGACACATTTGGCTCGGAACCAACCCGGGCCATCACATCGGTTGCCTGCTTGTATGAATCGCCTTGCATGATCGTTTCTTTTAGTATCCACCGCCGCCGCGGGAATCAAAGCCCCCGTGACCCACATAAGCAAGACTCGATACCAGCAGCATCCCAATGCAATCAATCGGGTCCTTGCTCGCGCCCTTCTGACCATCCCTGCCCGTGTGCTCGGACAAGGCATAGATCAGGTTGCTGCAGTTCTTTGTGATGTACAACGAGGGCTCGTTCAATGGCGTCAGAGGCTGTGTAGCATCGTAGGACAGCAAGCTATTGATCGCACTCGTCCTCTGATCCACAGGCACACCCGGGGCCGGTATAAAGGCCATCGGTTCATCTAGCGGGTTCTCAGACTCTGCCAGCAGATCAATCAACGTAGTCCCGCCCTGCTCCGACAACGCCGGGCTGCCACCTGCCTTGGGGTCGATCAATCGCATCACAGGCTCCCCATAGCCCAGCTCTGCCTCAATAGTCCGAAACAGATTCCGATACTCCGAGATAGATCGGCCAGCATCCAGTGTCTGCGCAGGCCCAGACTTGCCGTCGGGCTTCTCACTAGGCAACACCCACTCGCCATAGTTCGCAAAGTCCGGGAACTCCCGCACCACAATCCGCTTTCCATCCTCGTAGACCAACAACCACAGGCAGAACCAATTACGGGCGCCAGCCGGATCGCACACCATGTACAGAGTTCCACCAGGCGGCACAGCCTCAGACTCAATACAGTGGATGTCCGGCCTGAACCTGGCGAAGGCCTTGCCAATGTTGTCCGAGGCCCACCCATAGGCCCGTGTCAGCACCTGGCCCATAGGCGAGGCCACCAGCTTGCTTTTCATCTCATCGAACGGGTTGTAGGGGTTGTCCTCCGAGTAGAAGAACACCGTCTTCCTCCTGGTCGCAGGCTGCTCCATAACCCTAGGCGCCTTGCCCACAGGCCACGTAGGCAGTCCCTGCTTGCCGGCTAACAGCTCCCCGGATCCCCACTGCTTCACAAGCGAGCCCGCGGTGAACTCCTTGTACACACTAGCCACACCTTCCAACGGGGTCTGAGTCACCAGCAGCTTGCCGCGCCTCGTGATCAACCGATAGCGCAGCGTCTCAACCCAGCTCTGTGGCACCAGCTCATCACACCAGATCAAGTCAGCCTCCCGGCCTTCAATCGTGTTCTCGCTCTGCGTGTAGTTCAGGAAGTCGCACCGGCTGCCATTAGGCAGGATGAATGAGCCGTCGGTGAAACCATTCTTGCGGCTGTAGTTCAGGTAGTGAATACGGCCCTTCTTGGTGGCCCGGAGTGCGACAGGCAGGTAGTTGTAGATCGCAGGCTGCTGCACGGTGACGCTGGTGGCATGGCTCGTATGGCAGCAGAGCACGCTGGCGTTCTCCTTTTCCAATAACGTCTGAACAATACGCCGGGCAGCCCAGAGGGTTTTGCCAGCCCGGTTGCCGCCGGAGATCAAGAGCTCCTGGGTGGCCTGGAACTCGGTGTTAGCAATCTCCCAGTGGTCCGGGATGAAGCCGTAGGTGTACGGGTCAGCCTTCTCCAGGGTGACAAGCTGGGTGCGCTTCAACCGCAACTCGGCAGCACGGGGGTGCGATGCGTCGACTCGAGGGATGACAGGGTGCAACGGCTGCTCGTTCCACCAGATGTCATTGCAAGCCTCGGTGCAGAAGCGCTTTTGATTGGTGCCGGTGCGCTGCTTGATGATCTCGAATGGCTTGGAGCAGGTGAGGCAGAGTGGTTGGCTCATTTATCAATATTTTTCGTTTTGGGGAACCCGTCGACTTTTACCGTCGCCGCGGATTGCCCGACCCCCTCCCCCGGGGGCCCGGGCGGCCTGGTGTCTGCCTTGTGTAACGGGGTAGGACATTGGGTCTGCCGAGTGGGGCAAAAGTGCGTTTCGATCAATGTTTGCAGGGGTTTGCTGCGTGTTTGCGTTGCGAAGTGAATATAACTGCTATTGT